ATTTCCTTATCGCTCTTATCACTTGGTGTGTACTTCAAACCAAGACTAGACATAACCTTGGACACAGAAGTATGATTGAACCAACCACAATCCGAACTAACATTAGAAATACTGTCATCGCCATAAGCAATAACATTAACATGATTATCAAAATCATCAGAACCAGCAAATCCCAAAGGATTTAATCGTATCCAACATAATCTAAAATATACTTGAACTGCAAATGAATTAAATATTGCAGTAAGAGGATTACCAGAAGGCAAACCACGGGTCCACATATAAATGACATCTTTAAAACCATGTACTGAATTATATAACTCGCAGAACAAGACTCTACGTATACGTTGGTCAACGATGTCACCACCCATAATATCAATTATATTTTCGGTGATAGCACGCATCACAGAAGGGTTGTGTGAACCATCAAAATTTCCAAAATCACCAGCAAAGACTTGAGTGCCTTTTTCAGTGATATATGCATACAATTGGGACCACTCCATGGAGAAAGGATTTATTCCAACGGCACATCCATTTTCTATACGATTCATCATCATATATCTGTTAAATGGTAGAAAATACATTCTATAAAGGATGGTAAGAACCAAGGGACAACACGAAACCAGCCTTGTCTTGCCTATTTCGTGTTTCTCCAAACTGACCAATTCATCCTTTAGAGTATCTGTATATACGTGAAAATCACGTCTACCTAAAATTGCCTTATCTAAGCATTCCATAACACGAGCCTTAATTGCTAAGCAATTAGCATTTTCCAGATCAAAATCAACGCCAGATCCAAAATAAGCATGTTTACCAGAAATATTACGTAAATTACTAACATTATGTGGATATCCAGCACTTGTGGACCTAGGTATTGAGTCAAAAAACTCCAACTCGGGATCACCAAGTATAGCTTTCTCAAAAGATAACGGCCTAAAATCAAATTTATTGTAAGCTGGCAACGATGTTAAAACATTAACATAAGAACGGCAAGCAACATTTATAAAACTATCGGGAAAGAAATCAACTGGAGCACTATACTTTGACATGGCAATATGCATCGGATCTCTCATTTCCAAACCATAAAGAAAAGAAGACAACCTGGCAGGTCGTCGTGTCATCGGCCTAAGTTTGTTAGCAAACTCAGTCTTAATCAAGGAACTTTTACCACAAGTTGGTATAGTACAAAGAGGATTAGAAACTGGAACAAAATTTCCTTCTATAGGAATAGCAAAGGATTCATCATAACCCTGTGGCAAATATACAGTCTCATCGATGTCAAATTCACCAAAATTAGTAATCTGGTCAATCATTTCAGTGATATTCTCATTGGTAATAACATTAGAAATCCCATAACCATTACCAATCTCATGACCCGCAACGTGAATTCCTATTATCTTCCCAGGAACAATAAGTTTATTAGAAAGAATCACTGGAGAACCACAATCACCAGATTTGGTGCCACAAGAATACTTAACGCATCTGGATATCGACCAACGGCAATTAACAGCAGCAACTTGCTTATTAGAAACTACATTTGCTTTAGTAACTATTCTTTGTATAGATGAATCTCTTGTAACAACAATAGTCACATCATAAGAACTGCACTTAGAAAATGAAGCTTCAGATATAAAATTCTTAGATAAGTCAGCATGCATTGGAATATTTTTCGGCAGTTCAAACATTAATGCATCAACGGAATCGAAATACTCTGTTTGTCTAGCTGACAATATTATAGAACTTGGAAATTCGTAAGAAGCCTTACTATTAGGTTGAAAAATCCTCAAATTCAAATTAGGATCGATATCACCATCATCAATTTTATCTGCAAGAATGTCATAGTAATGCCGTGCTATAAGAGCAAATCGACCCTTAACTATCAACAGACTGCCTATAGAAACTAAGGGCCTATCCGGGAAAACAAGCTGATATAGATTTTTATTCGAAATCTTAGCAAGTATCTCATCCGAATTCACATCGACACCAGCTTGGGAAACGCTGACATTACGATATACTAAATCCCTCTTTGCACGCTGAGCAACTTTATCCTTTTTGACATTGCTTTGTTCAACAAAATGTTCTGAAGAGAAAATGCTCTTAACCATCTTATTAATCAGAAGCGCAGCACCAGCTATTGCTGAAAAAGCAGCAACAGCTGTTACGAAAGTGACAATCTTCTTATTCGATGAAGATAATTCATCAAATCTCTTCTTAACAGAAACATTGAAGTTGTTTAAGAAATAGTGAGCAAAATAATAATCAACATCATTTTTAGAAGCAAACTTGAGTACAGCCCGTATTCGGGGTAAATATTGACAAGTTCTCTTCTCAATACCAAGCTTAAGTGTAATACTTTTGTCATCAGCAGCTTTAAGAAACGTAGTTCTCTCAGCATCATTGAAGGAATTATATATTATATCGGCAATAACAAAATTAATATAGACGGTGCGACCACAAAAAATTTTAATGCAATTTGGATTAGCACAAGAATGGTCAAAAGGCACTAAACCAGTAGCTAAAGTCATGTCGTAAAGTAATGAATCACGATACACATTGGTCATAAACATCAATTTATTAACAAATTCGAACGGTACACCAGCTATATTAGTAGCTTTGCTAAGAAAAGCCGCATAAGTAGACATTTTCTCTTCAACATGAGATTGAGCATTAGGGTCTGCATCAGACGTACTAGGCATCAAATCAAGAGATTTAATACTATCATCAACACTCAAATCGTCAGCAAGAATATCATCAAAATTATTATTTTGAGGGAATAATTGAGGTCCATTTAAACAATTAAGGTAAGAATCACACTGATTTTTTTTAGTGAGAAATTCATTAGAACAATAATCAACAAATTCTTCAAAATTATATGATTTAGTTTTTAAATTAGATTTATCCCACATAGAATAAGTAGTGAGCTTATAAACATTTGGGTTAAAAGTGCCCTTAATTGAAGGGTCCAATCCAAGGCCACCATGTGGAGTTTTAACTAAATATTTATCATGTATGCTAACTTCGACACAAATATCAAATCTACGTTTGACCGCCTCCGGAAAATTCAAAGAATCAATTATTGGGGTTTTAAGATTAGAAGTTAAAACCATAATCTTAGAACAAAACACGGTATTACCCTTAAATTCAAGAGGCGCCATATGTAATATATTCTGAAACAAATTACCACACCGAATAATATCAGTATGTTCATGCTCAGAAACACCCACCGAGTCACGAACTTGACCATAATCGTCAAATGTAGTGACAAACTGCCCAGTATAGCCATCCCAAAAGCCATGTTCAAATTGCCTACTATAAATAAAAGAATTCAATTCAGTCTGAATAATTTTCTTCTCTTCATCGGGTAGTACACGGTAAAGTAGCTCCTTAATAAAGGGCATAGTAAGCCAAGATTTACCAACTCCGGGTGGACCAGAAAAATAAATAACAAGTGGTTCAGCTCTAGGTCCATTGCCGTAACAATTAGCAGAAGCCATGTTATCAGCCATTTTCTTAAGATTTTCCGAATAAATACGAAGGCAATTCTGAATACTTGACAATTTAGAGCCAGCAAAAGGACGTTGCATAAACATACGATTTTCAGTCTGCAATTTGAAAACACGATCAGCATTGTGTCTAGTGCTTTTAAGAAGACCCTTATTTTTAGCTTCCAATATCTGTTCAACACGTGAGCACCAATTTAAAACCTCATGGTCCAGACCTGAAACAACAGAGCTAAAGTTTTTCCCAAGGACTTGTGTTTGGAACATTAAAGAAATGGATTCAAAAACTTCAACCAACCAGCGTACAAGATCATCTATACCATCATTGGTTCTCTTAAAGGAAGAAACCCTCCTAATAAAAGAATCAACCTTAAGATCGGAACGAACATTGTTGAAATCGCGTGCCGATATAGCATGAAAAACAATAGTAAGCAATTTAGTAAAAGTTTCAATGACGTCAGCTTGAGGAACAAGATCATCATCTGATCTACCTTGTTCAAACTTAAGATCTCGAGTAACGTCATTGATTTGCTTACCAAAGCCATCAGTGGTGAGGGCCAAAGTGGTCAATGAAATTAATAAAGGAGCAATCCAAATCTTCTTCCGAGTGGAACAATATTTATATGAGAACACTAAAACAGAAACAAAAATAATGTTTTCCTTGAACAATCGTGAAACAAGGGAAACATTATTAGACAACGAAGCATCAAGATTATTGACCGCACCGGATAAATCACCAACAGTAGAATAAACACTATTCATTAAATCTTGTCCAGTTGCATTAAAAGTCCCAACGCTTGAAACACCAGCAATAACACCAGCACCAAAATTCTTCCCAACACCATGCGTAAAATCACCCAACCAAGATTGTGCTTCTAGATTCTCATATTGACTCTCATCAATAGTAGGTAAAACAGAAACATTATCATAAACAGAAACACCGGAAGAAGGAACATACGTAACATCAGCTTTGTCAACAATGCCAACATCAGATTCCTTACATTTTTTTGTGCGATCCACCAATTTATAGGTATTGGTATTCGTTTTTTTGTTTTGAGCACAGACCACCTGGTCATAATATGCTTTAGCTTCTTTCTTTTTAATAAAATCAGATCTCATAGTAATAAGCACATCGATAAGATGAATAACAATTGGCATAAAAATACCACTACTAGCACAGGAAATAAGAGCAACATTTGATTGTACAAAATCAAATACGAACAAGAAGAAAACTAACATGTTATATAATATCAAAGTAACAAGAATCAAAGCCAATTTATCTTCAATATTGAGGGCCATTTTACAACCTAAAAAGTATAGCGATTGATAAAATGTAATAAATATGAAAATAAATATAAAGAGAAACAACACCCTAGTAAGTTAATGCTAAACACCACAAAAAACGGCTTAGATGAATAGTAAACTTAAAAGAATTTGGAAATTCGGGACGAAATAGTTTTAATTAAGTATAGCAAGATAAGTATCATAAGTGCAGTAAAATAACCCAATGAAAATTGAGATGGTTAAGCCGTTTATTATGAGTTATGTTCAATATTTAAGTAATTAAAGTTAACCTAGT